CAAATAGCAAAGGAACAGGTTCCCAGGGGAGTGTACGCGGTGGAAAAAGGTGATTATGCAGAATTGAGAAATGATAATTGTCGAAGTTCTACCCAGCTCAAAGCTCTGATCCGGCAGTTTAAGAGTCAGGGGTTTAAGGTACATGCAAACGGGAGGTGATCCCATTGCCTAAGATTAACGACCAGTACGATATTGGAGAGGCTTTTGAAGCAATTGAGAACGAACTGATCGCTTCCATGATCCGTAATTTGCGCCGGCACAAACAGGAAGAGATTGACGAGAAAAAGCAATGGTCCATGTGGCAGACAGAGCAACTAAAAGCCTTAGAAAAGTATAAAAAATTCAATCAGAAGAAATATGGCCAGAAGTTTAAGGATATCAACAAAAAGATTCAGGCTCTGATCAGCATTGCCAGATCGGAAGGGGAAATGTCCCAGGAGATTGCGATTTTGGAGGCTATCAGAAAAGGTTTCCCGGCAAAGAGAATATCGAAAGGTGCCGCAGCAGAGTTTTTTAAGCTGAATGAAAGAAAGCTGGAAGCTCTCATAAAAGCTACGATGGACGATATGAAAAAGGCTGAGACGGCTGTTTTGCGTATGGCCAATGACCAGTACCGAAAAGTAATCTTCAACGCCCAGGTTTATGCCAATACCGGAGCCGGAACCTACGAAAAAGCAGTGGATATGGCCACAAAGGATTTTCTCTCTGCAGGATTGAATTGTGTGGAGTATTCCAATGGGGCAAGGCATACCCTTGCCGATTACGCTGATATGGCCATACGGACAGCCTGTAAAAGAGCTTACCTGCAAGGTGAGGGCGTAAAGCGCCAAGAATGGGGAATCCATACCGTGATTGTGAATAAGCGTGGAAATCCCTGCCCGAAGTGCCTGCCGTTCTGTGGGAAGGTGCTGATTGATGATGTGTGGAGCGGAGGTGATGCAAGCGATGGTAATTATCCGTTAATATCGAAGGCGATAGCAGCGGGTCTTTATCATCCTTAGCCACGCTGTAAAGACAGTCATACTACGTATTTTCCCGGAATTTCCACAGCGGACGATACCTGGAGAAAAGAGGAGCTGGAAGCGATTGGACAGAATGCTAAAGAGGAAGCACGGCAGCAGTACGCTGAGAGGCAGGAGAAGCGGTTTGGTAGGTTAGAGAAAAATTCCCTGGACGAGGAAAATCAGAAAAGGTACGCAGCCAGAAGAGAAGAATGGAAAATGCAGAAGGAGTTAATAGCGAAACCGATTGAAAAAGTTGCTGATTCTGGTATAATCAACTTAAAAAGTGCGAATGAGGAAAGCCCAGTGACAGAAATACGGAATTTGGGTAAGATAAATATAGAGGTACTTGAAAAAGAATTTGGAAAGATTCAGACAGACGAAATTATTGTAACAAATGAGCGTATAGATCACATCAAAGAACGGCATCCGGAAGATTATGATTTATTTGAAAAGTACGGAGAGGAAAGTGTCTCGTCTCCAGATCTGATCATAAAGGATATAAAGCATCAGGGTACGGTGTTTATGGTGAAGAAATTACCGGAAACAAACTTGAATGTGGTAGTACGAGTGGTTCTTGAAACGGATGACAGTAAACTAAAAAATTCTGTTATGACATTTTACAGAATCCGAGAAAAAAATCTCAAAAAATTAATAGAAAAAAATGGGATGCTTTACAAAAAGGAATAGCTATTGTATAATATTCATATAGTAATAGCGGCTTTACCCAAAGGATTATTGAAGTAGAGATTGTGCTGCTACGCACCTACCGGGTCAAAAGAAATGCGGGAAAGGGCACACCCGCCAATAATCCTTTGGTTTAGCAAATATAGATTATTCATACCACCGTCAGAAATGACAGGTGGTATTTTTATATCCTTTTAGAAAGGTGAGTGTAAAATGAAAAAAGAAAAACTTTGGTATCGTTGGTCGGATTTTTCTGTTCCGTCAAAGATGGCTTTTATCTTGTCAGTCCTTGCATTAATAGCCGTAATAATGCGCTGATCTCAACTCGGTATGCTCCTATAAAGGCAAGGATAGAAATGATTAGAGCGAGAATATCCACCCATTTATCGAGTAAATAACGTTTCAAAGCGATGGAATTAAACTCTTTTGGGTGTTTCCCTTTATGAGTGAGAGTTGCAGAAATCAAAGCACCGCTGGGAACTCTGGATGTGGTTAAATATCCTTCTTTTTCCAAAAAATCAATAGAAGAAAGAAGTTCTTCGGTTGGTATGTTGGAAGGAAATCCTTTGTTGACTGAAAAAGTGCAGTCGGGACAATTCAGTAGATATTGAAGAACCTGCTTTGAAATTTTATCGACATTTAACATAGCGCTATACCTCCTTTTGTTCAGTATAGCAGAAAACAACGTTATCAACACGCAAAATATGCGTGTTATTTTTATACCCATTTTTAAGAAAGGACGAGGTGAAAAGTTATGAAATTTACAGAAGCATTAAGAGAAATGAAGGAAGGTAAGAAAGTAAAACTTCCGTCGTGGGGTGGTTATTGGTATTGGGATAAAGAAAAACAGACAGTAATGATTCAGTGCAGACCACGGGACTCTGATCAGGGAGATCTTCTTGATATCAGAGAAACACAGAGAGTTGAATATACTCTTTCGAATGTGGCATCTGATGAATGGATTATTGCAGATGAAACGAATTGCCCTGTTTTGGGTGGAGAAGCAGCATTTGGTTTTGGAGATGCAATCAAGTACGTTAAACGAGGGTTGAAATTAAAACGCAAAGGTTGGAATGGAAAAAAACAGTATATTCAACTTGCTATAGGAATTTCCTACCAAGATGCCTCTGGAGATATTATCAATTGTGAGCATGAAGCAATCGGAAATATGGCAATTGCTTTTGTAGGAACCAGTGGTGTACAAATGGGGTGGCTTGCATCCCAGGCAGATATGTTAGCAGAGGACTGGGTGTTTGCGGATTGAAAATGCAACGCTATAAAATAACCAAAGATGCGGACATGCTGGCGCCCAACTGGCTGACAGACCGCATAGACTATAAAACGGTAAAATTTTTGTACGGCATCTGTGATGGTGCAGAAATCTTGAAAGGGGTGAGGGTAAATGACCAGACGGCCAAAATCGGTGATACGATTTGCTTTGATGGTAAGCGGTTATCTGTAGAAAGGCGGTGATCCAGTTATCTCCCGTTGAGACGCTGGGTTAGGCGTCTTATTTTATGCTCCGAAGAGTCTAAACTACACGGAGACACCGGGTTATCAACTGTTTTGTGAGACACACATAAAACTGTCAGGCGCAGACAGCGCACAAAAAACTGTAAAGGAGAAGAGAAATGGACAAGTCAATGAAAATCCCCATGAACCTGCAGCTTTTTGCAGAACCGGGAGGTGATCCGGCAGGCGGCGATCCGGGAAGCGGAGCGTCAGGAAACCAGCAGAACACAAATAATCAGCAGGCAGGACAGCCCTTCCAGTTTGATTATGAAAAGCTGGCCAATATTGTAGCCGGAAAGCAGTCTGCCACAGAGGAAAGCGTCCTGAAAGGCTATTTTAAGCAGCAGAACCTCACCAGGGAGCAGGTAGATCAGGCAATTGCAGCATATAAGGAGCAGCAGGCAGCCAATACTCCTGATGTTGGTGCGCTTCAGCAGCAGGCGGCACAGGCGCAGGCTGCGGCACAGCAGGCAAACATTGAGAAAGAAGCAATGTTTCTGGCCGGAGAGCTTGGAGTTGATCTGAAAACCATGCCCTATGTGCTGAAACTGGCAGATCTGTCAAAGGTCGCAGATGAAAAAGGAACTATCAACAAAGAGAATTTAAAAGCAGCATTAAACACAGTGCTGGAAGAGCTGCCACAGCTGAAACCGAACACACAGACACCTCAGAGTGGATTCCGTCAGATTGGATCCGGCGGAGGACAGGGTGCTTCAACTACAGAGGATCAGCTGGCGGCAATCTTCGGAAATAAAAAATAAAGGAGAGAATGAAATATGGCAGTATATGAATACGCAGATCAGTTTGAGAGACAACTGGCACAGAAATACGAAAGGGAACTGGTATCTTATGAGCTTACCCAGTCTAACCCGGGCATCAAGTTTATGAATGCCCAGACAATCAAGATTCCAAGATTGACCGTATCCGGTTATAAAGACCATAACAGAAACAACATGGGATTTAATACTGGCACAGTATCCAATGACTGGGAGCCGAAAAAGCTCACCCATGACAGGGATATTGAGTTTGCCATTGATCCTATGGATGTGGATGAAACCAATCTGGTGACGGAGATT